TGAATCAAAGATAGAAGATAAAGATCAAACTCCTGGATGGGGATATCGCTATAAAGTTAGAATCATTGGTCTTCATGACCAAGAAGAATCTTCCATTAAATCTGATCAGTTACCCTGGGCTCAGGTAATGTATCCCATCACCGCAGGTGGTGGACAGGGAGGATCTTTCCAAACACCTGCTATTAGGCAGGGAAATTTTGTATTTGGATTTTTCTTAGATGATCAGGATAAGCAAGTTCCTGTCATCATGGGAGTTCTTGGAAACAATTCCAAGACAACTCTAAATACGAGAACAGCATTGACGGGGGGTAAGAACTTTACACCTCAAAGTCATTTTGCCAGAACACAAAAGAGAGATCCTACAAAAAGAACAGCAGACTCTGAACTTAGAACTGAGAGACCATCTAAAGGATTTCCTACTCATGAATCTGCAGATGCAGTTCATCTTGAGTGCGTCCGTGATGTAAAGAAGGATGATGTTTTAAAAAGAAAACATGCTCTTGCTTGTCCTGATCCACATGAAGATAGTCCGATGAAGTCAATTCAGACTATCATGGAAGGTTTGACTGAGAAAATACAAAATATACAAAAATCACTACAATTTTATGCTAACGCGGCCGCATTGCCAGTAAAAAATGCACTCAAAGAAATTGATAGGGTTATATCGGAAGCTGCTACAGAAATAGCAAAGCATATGAAGGAGATATATGCTAAGGTACAGAACTTTGTAACAGATACTTTTAATAAAACAACTCAACCTCTACTAAACATAGCACCTCCAACATTTAGAACAGACTTATTAAAGAAACAACTGAAAGGTTTTGAAGCACTTGTATGCATCTTTAACAAAATTATAAAAGGACTTCTCGATCAAATATTGAAAGCTCTAAAAGGTGCCTTTGATAGGAAAGGAAAAAGTTCAGGGTCTGGAACTGGTCCAACTCCACAATCAAATTTGGATCCTAGACTAGCACAACCAGGAGGGACTTTACCGATTTCAACTGTATTGGGGACTGGTGCTGGAACTGGGACTGGTGCTGGTGGCGGGACTGGAACTGGTGGTGGTGGAACTACACCAGGAGGTGGTGGTATCAATGATGCTACTAATATTAATGACACACCAAGAATCCCTTTACCAACACAACCACAAACTGGAACTCCCTCAGAATTTGATACAGACTTTCCAATTCCACCACTACCACCAGGCGGATTTTACTCACCAAGCCCGATCTGTGATACTGAAGAATTAATTAGTGAGGTATTGGGTGGCAATCTTAATGAGATAATGCAAGCATTTGATGCTGCAGTAACTCCAGTGGTCTTTGCAAGTAGAGACTTTTTAACTTTAGATGCTTATTCTGGAACTACATATGCTAAACAAATTTTAGGGGCAAAACCACAGAAGATTATTCGTAAGTCTGTTTCTCCAGCAGCTGTTAAAACAACTCTTTCCTCAGGAGAATTGCAAGTAGCAATGGTTCAACTTCTTGCAAATCAACTTGGTGTAAGATCATTCAGAACATCTACCAATGATGCTCGTGAATTTGTACAAAACCCAATTGAAGGACTTATATCCATTCTTTCAAGTATACCTGACCTTCCTTCGGGAGGTAGTTTAAAGGATATATTACTCGCTGCAGCATCGATTGAATCATCAACTCCCCTGTTCTTAACTCCAGGAACATTATCATCATTTGTGGATTCCACAGTTGATTTTTTAAAAACTGGAGATTTAACAAGAGGATTCTCTGCTCTTGCAGGTGTCCTTCAAGGAGTTGATCAAACAACACTTGGAAACATTGGATCTGCATTTAGTGCAATGAAGTCTGGTAACATTACTGGATTGGTAAAATCTTTAGGCCCCATTGTTGGTATTGATCCTGAACTTTCAAATTTAGTCACACAATTTATAGAGGATCCTGCCTCTGCAGCATTTGGTATTGTTGATGATTTGATTGGTGGATTGGGAGCTATCGGAGGAATTAATTTTGATGTAGGTTCAGCATTATCATTCATATCATCACTAACGGATTTCTTCTCATGCGATCCAAAACCAGAGTGTTCTCCAAATGATACTTTTACACTACAAAGTGGTGGTAGTGGAAAACCTGGAGTCGAAAGACCCAATTTAATTAATATCGGTGATGCTGCTATAGAAAAAGCAGAAAATTTTGAGGAAGGCAATATAGAAATAGTTGCACAGTCAGAGAAGAAACCTTTTAGAGGCCCTCAACGACTTGAGGTAGTACCGTTTGATGGTGGTGCTGAAACTGAAGAAGAACCAGATGGAGGAGAAACATAATGCCATTCATTTCTGCATCAAGAGACAGAGTAAGAGTAGGATATATTAGTGAATTTGATGGATATATTAGTGGATTATCCATTGATGATGCTAACAACTATGAGAAATTATCTCCCGGAACAATTTTTATCTTTGTTAATGGAGATAATGAGGTAAAATATTTGAACATCGATGAAGTTAATGCATTAACTTCTCGCGATTTAAGAAGAACAAAACCATGTAATATTGGACCATCACCATGTGGCCCTCCAACGATTAACTTCTTTGGTGGAGGTGGGATAGGTGCCGCAGGAAATCCGGTCATAGATGCAAATGGGACCATCATGGCAATTGATATTGTTAATAGTGGATTTGGATACGTCACTCCTCCTAGTATTAGCATCATAGATCCATGCAATAATGGTAACGGAGCAGTTTTAGAACCAGTCATTAGTGATGGCACAGTCACTACTGTCATTGTACAAGATGGTGGATCCGGATATTTGCCATCAACTCAACCACCAGCAACCGATGAAGGAGGAACTTCATCAGAGTATCCAACGTTGGTTGTATTGACTGATGTGATAGTTACTAATCCAGGTATAAATTATTTGCCTACAGATCCGATTATAATTACTCCCAACAATGGAACTGGATTGACATTTGAACTTGATCCATTTGGAAAAGTTAACTCCGTAAAAGTAAATCCTGGGGGAAATTTTACATCTTTACCAGACATATTCATTGACAGTGACACTGGACTTAATGCAAGATTTATTCCTGTCTTTGATGTCATTCGGGATCCATTAGTTCCTCAAGTGGCTGATCCTGGAGATGTTGTTCAAGTATTTGATCTTATTGGTTTACAAATTAGTGGATATATTGACGGTAAACCTTACTATGGAAACGTATTTTATGATAATGGAATAAAATATGCAGGAATTAGAAATACTGGAGTCAGAGTATATGAATCCATACAAGAAAGTATAACCAAAGAAGTTCTACCAGTTGCACCTCAGCAGGTACAACCACAAACAACAACTGAGGAAGAATCACCAGAGATCTCAGAACCAGCGGATGACATCGTAACTGTTGAGAGGGATGAAACTCGTCGAACTACAGATCCCACTCAAAATGTTCCGACGAGCACGACCACGACTACGACTTCAACTACGAGTCCAAGTCCCAGTCCTTCACCATCTCCAAGTCCTTCACCATCTCCAAGCAGTGGTGGAGGATCCTATGGTTACTAATAAATATTATCAATCTCTCTAATTTAGTTTATGTCAGGAGAAAAGAAGAATTTTTGGACTCAAGTAATTGGAGCGATGAACGGTGCAATCACCTTTGGAGGTCTCACCAAGGATAAGGGTGTTACATCTAGCGTTGAGATTCAAGGTCTTGATGGTAGACACTTTATAGATTTAACCGAAGATGGTGAACGTGAAGGATGGACTACGGTGAATGCTCCCGGAGCAGTCAATGTCAACGCTGGAGAGGATTTAACAAAGGGTCAGAACGGCATCTTTTTAAATACTGAAAATGGTGATATAATTATTAGGGCTAGAGATGGAAAAGTTCGCATTGAAGGAACCGATGTAGAAATATGTGCCCAAGGAAAAGATCCTGAAGGTAATTTCTGGGTTAGTTCAAATCAAAGCGCCAAGATTGATTCAAAAAACATCACTCTTGATGCAAAACAGTCATTAAAACTACTTTCAACTGGTTTTATGACAATAAATGGTAAACTGGGCACACAAATTTTATCATCCATAATTCATGGAGTATCTTGTGCAACAGATCCAGATAAAAAACCAGGTCAAATATAAGGAGAAGTCATGGCATTTCAATTTGATGAATCACACGTATATGATGGTCAACAATTAGTATGTAAAAATAATGTGCTTCCAGTAGCACTTGGTGTTGGCCCGTCTAAAATTAAGTGTTCATCATATCATCAAGGCCCATTGTTAGTCGGGAGTCCAGGACAATTTCCGTCAGTGTTCGCCACCGTCATGATTGGTCCTTCCGCACATGGATCACCAGCACCAATAATTCCTGGAGCTCTTTGCAGTGGCATTAGTAATCCATATTCTTTAGCAGTCTCTGGTAGTGCAGCATTTTTGGGACAAGTTGATACAAATGCAAACATTGGATGTGGTGGAAATGTTCTTGCACAGGGACATGTGATCTCTAACTGTGGTGGTCACATTCTTGCTGCCAAAAAGAACTTTGATATCCCTCACCCAACAAAAGAAGGATGGAGACTTCGCCATACTTGTCCAGAAGGTCCATCAAACGATGTTTACTACAGAGGTAAACTAAAAAATAAAACAGAAATTCAACTCCCAGGATACTGGGAAGAACTTGTTGATCCAACAACAATTACAGTGAGTTTAACTCCTATCGGAGCTCACCAAAATATAATTGTAAAAAGAATTACCGATAATAAAGTCTATCTTCAGGCAAATGGTGGAATGCCTATCAATTGCCATTTTCATATCTTTGGAACTCGTGCAGATGGTGAACGATTGATTCCAGAGTATGAAGGAGAGTCACCAGCAGATTATCCGGGAAATAATGATGAATATTCAGTTTCCGGATACCACTACGATAAGAGAGGTTAATTATGTCAGACGCAATGGAATTTCAACCGGGGGAAAGTGGAAAAGATTGCTCCGAGAAAGCAGGTGGATGGGGTCTAAAATCCACTAGATTCGATTATATCTGGAAGGGTGATATTGATGAGTCTAAGTATCCAGAAGATGCTTGTGATCCCAGGTATCATGGCAATGCCCAGATTGATAACCTACAAGTAAATCAAAACATTAATGGCTCAGGAACATGTACTTTCCCAACATTCCAAGGAAACATTAATGTGCAATCTTGGAAGGGGTTTGATATCAAACACCCTAACAAAGAGGGTCAGCGTCTTCGACATATTTGTTTAGAGGGTCCAGAGGCTGGAGTCTACATCCGAGGAAAACTCACCGATAATAATGTGATTGATCTTCCTGATTATTGGAGTGGATTGGTTGATCCTGAGTCAATTACAGTTTCTCTTACTCAAATTGGATCCTCTCAGGATTTGATTGTTGATAAAATTGAGTGGGGTAGAAAGGTTTATGTTAGATCTGGAAATGCATCAACAATCAATTGTTTCTACACAATCCAGGCATCTAGAATTGATGGAGAACCTCTGATTGTTGAGTATGAAGGAGAGACACCAGCAGAATACCCAGGTGGATCAAGACAATTTTCTATCTCTGGATATGACTATGATGCGCGAGGTTGACACAGGGGTCTCACCGTCCTATAATAAGCAGGTAAACAAACAAACCCCATGCAAGACGATTTCCTTTCACGCTGTGTCGTTGATCCCGTAGCACGTAAGTTTTATCTTTACTCTGAGCAAGGTGATGAAAAAGTGGTAGAGTGTGAGACCGTAGATCAGTTCATGAATGTCCTTCAACTTTGCAGAAGTCTTCTCGACGAAGAGACCCTTGCGTATTCAACTCCCCTCTGAGCAAAATTAGCTTTTAATTCCAAAAAAGGGCGGAAAAAAATTCCGCCAAAAAATTGCCCTATTACTTTTTTCAAGTAATGCACCATTCTAATCTTTATAGAGAAATTCTCAAATGTTATGAGTATGAGACCAGAAACCCGACAATCTATGGAAATGTTGTTCGCGGCGAAATGGAATTTGCCCAAAGCAGCAAACAATTGCAACTTGACTTACAAAGAGACAAAGATAATCTTTAACGAGTATTGTAATCTAAATCCTCCAATCTATAATGAACATGGCGAATTAATCGCCTGATTTTTTGGGAGTGTGGTGGAATCGGTAGACACACCAGACTTAAAATCTGTTGAGCATTAAGCTCGTGGGGGTTCAAGTCCCCCCACTCCTACTAAATACAAAAAAATAGGAGATTTCCTATGAAATATCGCATTGATGCAAAGTATGTGTGGTATGATGAGGGAAATATGCTTGTTTTAATGTACTTCATCCAAGGTGTCCCATTTACCTTTGATGAACTGCCTGATGAAGTACAAAACGACCTAGATATCATTAAGCTAGCTGATAAAGAGAAGAGATGGTCTCCAGATGATGTGTACCATGGGTATTCATATTTGATGGAGGAGCAATGCCATCCTTGTTTATTTGAACTAGATCTAGAAAATCCAGAATGTTTGCCCGTAGACTAATATGCAGATACAACTTTGGTACGCAGAAGATATGCACCAGTGGCGGTGGACTTTGAGTGATGATGGAGACCCGTATGTTCAAGAATCTGGACAACAACCACATCTTCGTGATGCTATGCACGATGTTGCAGCAACAGTAGAGTATATTTTACAAAGCGACTGATTATTAAATGATAAATAATCCATAACAGAACTTATAGTGCAAATAAGATGGGTCTTTCCAGATTAGAGAATTTTCTTAAGAATGCTCGTGGTAATATTCTGTATGTAAGTCCTAATGATCTGGATTCTACAGATAGTATCGAAAATAAAGGAAATTCGTTAACTCGTCCTTTCAAGACGATCCAAAGAGCGTTGATTGAAGCTGCTAGATTTTCATATCAACGTGGTTTAAGCAATGATAGATTTGGTAATACTACAATCTTACTATATCCTGGTGATCATATCGTTGATAATAGGCCTGGATGGATACCTATTCCTGATGGCGTAGACGCTAACTTTAGATTAAGAGACGGAACAGAATCACAAGATTTCCCTGCATGGGATTTGACAACCGTATATGATCTGACTAATCCAGATAATGCACTTTATAAAATGAACAGTATTCATGGGGGTGTAATTGTTCCCCGTGGTACTTCTATCGTTGGTCTTGATTTAAGAAAGACTAAGGTTCGTCCAAAATATGTTCCAAATCCATCAAACGATAATATTGAAAGATCTGCTTTATTCAGAGTAACTGGTGGATGCTATTTCTGGCAGTTCTCCATGTTTGATGCAGATCCAAACGGACTCTGCTATCAGGATTATACTTCAAACCAGTTCGTACCCAATTTCTCTCACCATAAACTTACTTGCTTTGAGTATGCTGATGGTGTGAATAATGTACAAATTAGAGATACGTTCCAAACGTTCGGCGTAAACAGAACTGATCTTGACATGTATTATGAAAAGATTGGTTTAGTCTATGGTAGTGCAAGTGGAAGAGAAATTCAACCAGACTTCCCATCATCTAGTATTGATATTCAACCAAAAATTGATGAATTCAGAATTGTTGGATCAACTGGTGCAACTGCAGGAATTACGAGTATTAAGGCAGGTAATGGAGCTATTCCAACTGACGTAATTACCGTAACGACTGCATCTCCGGTTAGTGGTCTTGATGTTGACACTCCATTCAGAGTTGAGGGTATCACTGCCTCTGGATATAATGGACAATTTGTTGTCAGTGAAAAACTGAGTGATACTGAGTTCAAATATGAAGTCCAAAATGCTCCAGTAGTTCCTCTTCCTGCAGTGACTGGTTCCTCAGTTACGTTGCAGTCAGATACAGTAACATCTGCTTCACCATATATCTTTAACATATCACTTCGTTCCGTCTTTGGCATGTGCGGTATGCATGCAGACGGTGATAAGGCGACAGGTTTCAAGTCCATGGTTGTGGCCCAGTTTACGGGAATTGGACTTCAAAAAGATGATAACGCATTTATTAAATATAATTCTACGACAGGTGTTTATGATGATGCTACTGTTCCAGGAAATGAGAAACTAAGTAATGATTCTAGTGCGATTTTCAAACCATCGCATTCTAACTTCCACATTAAGTGTTCCAATAACGCTGTTATTCAGGCAGTTTCTATCTTTGCTATTGGATATGCAGAACACTTTGTTGTTGATACTGGTGGTGACATGTCCATCACCAACTCAAACTCTAACTTTGGAGCAAAATCACTGATTGCATCCGGATTTAGACCTGATGCATTCCCTCAGGATGATTTTGGATTTATCACTCATATTTTACCACCAAAAGAAATTCCAATTACTGAAAATGTAGTTGAATTTAATGCAATTGACCTCAATACAACAATTGGTGTCGGGACTACAGGACACCTATATCTGTATAACCAAACAAACCCAGATATTCCACCCGAAAACGTATTAGAAGGATTTAGAGTTGGTGCAAGAGAACTTGATTCCATAAAAGTTCTTGTCCCTTCAGGAGGAACACCCACAGAGTTCAGTTCGCGCATCGTGATGCCAAATGGTACGGGATTCAATACCACCACACAATATAGTTCTGAGAAAGTATTCAGAGTTGATAGAAGTTCCTCTGGTATTAATAGTATCACTAGTAATGTTATTACTCTGACAGAACCTCATACTTTCCAAGATGCGGAATCTGTTCGTATTTTGAGTGATAATGGCAGACTTCCAGATGGTTTGGAATCAAATACAGTCTATTTTGCTATTACTAATCAAAATGCAAGTTCTGGTTTAAGCACTCATAATACGATTAAGTTAGCAAAAACTCAGACTGATGCTAAGAACGCAGCAGCTCTGACTATTAATAATCTTGGCGGTGTTCTCAAAATTGTAAGTAGAGTATCTGACAAAAATTCTGGTGATATTGGTCACCCAATTCAGTTTGATAATAGTCCAGACGATGGCAGGAAACAGTGGTATATTAATGTATCGACAGCTTCTACCGATAATAGAATTTACAATGATGTTGTTCTCGACGAAAATGGTCTCGGACTTGGTTCAACAGCATTAGGAGAAGCAACTCCAAGGTCATTTATCAAGAGAAAATCAGACTCTAGAAGTGCAATTGATACACTTTACAGAGCAAGATATATTATTCCTGCCAACAATGGTGGAGCTATTGCAAGACCACCAACTGATGGATTTATTATTCAAGAAAGTAACACTTCGATTGGATCAACCAATGATGAAGTTGGAACTTACTTCGGAACAGGTAATTTAAATCATGTCAATGAAAATAGAAACTTTAGATTCATTGCTGGTGCAAATTGGGGATCAAACGTTGGTAACATTCTGACCGAACTTCCTCATGATCTTTCTGTTGGATCTTTAGTTGAATTAGTTGATATCAAGAGTAGTATTAATACAACTGGTGCCGGAAACTCTGGATTTAATGGCACATTCCCAGTTACAGGTATTACAAGTGCCAGAGAGTTTACTGTAGGAATCAACACTGATCCTGGAACATTTACTAACGATCTTCTTACAAGGAACACAAGTCTTCCAAGATTTAAGAGGAAGAAGTATAATACTACGTATTATATCCAGAATGTTAAAGAAATACAACCATATATTAGAAGTGAGCAAGATGGTATTTACTACCTTACAATTCTCAATTCTTCGGTAAACCCACCAGTAGATCCATTTACTGGAGATAAGTTTACTCAACCTGTTACAAGACTATTCCCACAGGTTGATAGAGATACAACAAATTCTGATCCAGATGCTGCAATTTCTTTTGCAGACTCTGCAGATATTGGTAAGACTGAAGTTGATGATGTCAAAAACAGTATTACTAAAGAAAGCATTGATAGTTTGATTAGAGACGTTGATGTTGGTGTTGGATTAACTGATGTCATAACAGCTGTTGGTGGAACATCTCATAGATTCAACGCTAGTATTGATCATGGACTGAACCGTGTAACCACTGTCAGTATTGCTAATAGTGGCGGTGGTTATGGAACTGGTGTTGATGCAGATTATTATAATGCCAAACTTATTAGTATTGGTGCTTCCATCACTGGTCAACATGCAACTGCAAAAGTAAGTGTTGATGCGACTGGTGGTATTACTGATGTTCAAATCATGGATGGTGGTAGTGCCTATGGTATTGGCAACACCATGCACGTTGTTGGTATTGCTACGGTATCTGGTCACTCTAAAGCTGTTGTGACTGTAACCGACATTTATGATAATGTTGGTGATATTATTAGAGTGACTGGTGTAACTTCAGAAAGTTACAGACCATATAATACGCTGTATAGAATTAGTGAAGTTGTAGTTGGTGGTGCTAAGACCTTCACCGCAATCAGTGATCCTCCAATAACAGGAGTCACTACAACAGGTATTGGTACGGCAGTATTAGACAATGCATCCGCATATCTGACTGGTGAGGGCCTGAGAGTTTCTAATATCATATATGATCCAACATTAGGAATTTCAACAATTACGACAGTTAATAACCATGGACTGAAAGTCAATAACAAAGTTAAGGTTGTTACTGGTATTTCTACTCTTAAGAATGGTCCATTTGATGGTGAATTTATTGTAAAACAAAATATTGACCTTAATAATTTTGTTGTCACTATCGGAGCTGGAGCAACGACTGAAGTCGTGGCGGCAGGCGCATCGATGTTTGCAATGAGAGGTGGTATTCAATCTAATGATGGTGACGCCACAATTGAAAATGAGAGTTTGAATGGTAGACAAATTCCAACTTATGCTGGAATTACAACCACACTTGCCAATCCAATCGCAGATGCCGTTACAACTGAAATTAGATTGACAAATGTCGGCAATCTTGGACTTCAAATTGGTGATTTCTTGGCAATTGACGATGAAATCGTTAGAATCAAAACAGCATTATCAAATCCTGCTACCAACCCAGTAACTGTTTTCCGTGCTGTTCTTGGTACAAGAGCTACGCCACATGTCGTGGGTTCTGTTGTTCGTAGAATCAAACCATACCCAATTGAATTAAGAAGACACTCTATCAACAGAGCGTCTGGTCATACTTGGGAATATGTTGGTTATGGTCCAGGTAACTATTCAACTGCATTACCTGATAAGCAAAACAGACTTGTCACAGATGTTCAGGAACTTCTTGCACAGTCTACTAAGAAAGAAGGTGGAGTTAACTACTTCACTGGAATGAATGATCGTGGTATTTCTTATGCAGGTAACAAGAAGCTAAGTACGGTTACTGGTAGGGAAGAAATCTTTGATACTCCGGTAAGAAGTATCACAGGTGAGGACATTTCTGTTGAATCTGGTATCAACCTGATTAATGCAACTGAAGCAAACTTCTCATCCTCTATTCGTATTGATGGAGGAGATGAGGCAAAAGTCGTCTCCGAATTTAATGGACCAGTTATTTTCTCTAACAAAGTAACATCAACTGCTGCAAGAGGTATTGAGGCTAATAACATATTCTTACAAGGTGATTCAACGGTATCAAGAAAGTATACTGTTGGTATTGCCACACCAGTAAATGCAGGAACGCCTGGTGATATTGTATATTTTGAAAATCCATCTCAAGGTGCATATATTGGTTGGGTTTATACCGCAGAAAATGCTTGGAAACGATTTGGTAATGTAAGTCTTTCTGATGTTGCAGACATTCATCTATTCAATCAAGTCGGTATTGCTACCACTACTCCTGGGGCAAATGCATTCCAGGTTGGTGCTGGAGATACTATATTTGCTGTAAGTAGAGACAGTGCTGGCGTTGGCGTTGGTATTGGAACAACTGCAAATCGTAAGTCTCTCAGAATTCATGGTGATACTGAACAGGTTGGTAATGTAAGTATTACTGGTATCTTGACTGCAGGATTCTTGGCAGGTGATGGTAATGCTATTACCAATCTGAATGCATCTGCAACAGGTTGGTCTCCGGTAAATGAAACATATGCTGGTGTTGGTAATACTGGTATCTGGGCAACTGTTCCTCCTGGAACGGATTCAAGGGTTGGTATTGGTACATCAGTCCCTCACTACAATCTCTCTCTTGGATCTGCTGGAACTGGAAGGACTGATCTTCATGTACAAAATGGAGCAGTTTTCTTAGGTCAAGTTACGGCCAATGATATCAATGTTAGTGGAACACTCACATCAACAGACTATCGATTAGATAGTGCGTCTAGTCCTATTAGAGCAGGTGTTGTAACTTCAACAACCTTAGTGGTTGGAACTGCAGTATCTACAAGTGGTTCAAACGTTGGTATGGGAACTCCATCACCAAGAGCGAAGCTTGATGTTGATGGTGCCGTTAGATTCAAGACAAGTTCTGAAAATGTAGAGTCATTAACAATTTCTTCTGGAAATGTTGATGTCAATCTTGCATTAGGACAGTCTTTCAACCTGAACGTAACTTCTGCTGTTGAGAAATTTACTGTATTGAATCCACCAAACGATGCTACTGCGTTTACGATTAAAATTACGCAAGATTCTACATCATACTCAGTGGGCATAAATACATTTGACAATTTGGCTGGTTCTGGTGTAACCGTATACTGGCCTGGTGGAGTTATACCAATCGTAACACAAGTTGCAGGTAAAACTGACATATATTCATTTAAGACATTTGATGGCGCTAAGTCTCTATTTGGTATTGTTGGTGGACAAAACTTTATTGGTTCATAATAAGATATGACGACTAAGATATGGGATGACGTATTTACAGGTTTAGACCTAAATGGTCCTATACTGTCGATCGTCACCGACACATTTACTCATGAAGTTGGCGACGAAAGTGCTGCTCAGTCCCACGTTTGTGCATCAGAACCAAGGGCAGGTGAAGGTTTACGAACCATCTCCTTCACCGGACTTGCGACTGCAACTTTTCCTGCTGGATCAAATCCAAGTTTTGATGGAACCATTGAATATCAGTGGTATAAAATTGCTCTTGATGGAACAGAAACAAAGTTAGGACCATCAACAACTTACAATGGTGAGACTACTAATAGTTTAGTAATTTCTCACGTTGTTAGCCCTGCACAGAACGGCGAAAAATATTTTGTTGAAGCAGATTATAGACCAAGAGCATATGGTGAAGTTGGTTCTGCAAAATCAACTCCAAATGCGATCAATGAACCGATTAGATCAACCCCAATATCTCTAAATGTTAAACCAACATTAGAAATTACCACGGGTATTAGCACATCAGTCGTCACTGTTGATAATACAACATCATTTTCAGTATCTGCATCGATGGATCGAGGACTCAATCCCTCGGCCGACACAAAAATTGAATATCAATGGTGTCTTGATGGTGATTGTAATATTACTGATGGAGTAAGAGAAACTCAATCAGTTGCAAATCAAATCGTCAAGGAGTTTTTCTATACTGGAAGCACTCAATCATTAGTCATTCCTGATGATGCCACAAATGTAAGAATTAAAGTTGAAGCTGGTGCTGGTGGTCCTGGAGGATCGGATTCAAATGGTGTAGGTGGAAATGGTGGTCAAGGACGTTTTGGCACATTCTCAGTTGCTGATGGTGGAAGAACTCTAACGATTGATATTGGAAATCGTGGAGGTAGCGGCGGATCATCAAGGAAAGGTGATGGCGGAGGAACAGCAGGAACTGGTGGACCAAAAGGTGCTGGTCGCGGCGGTAATGCTGGTTCTAATGGATCCTCTGGTGCTGGAGGAGGAGGTTCTGACGGAATTTATATTCAAGACTCAATTTCAGGGACGTATATCATCGCAGCCGGAGGAGGAGCAGGAGGCGGCGGTGGAAGTTTAAATCGAAATAGTATTACAGATGGCACCGCTGATGGAAAAGTATTCCAAAATATTTCTGGCGGACTATCTGGTTTTAATGGTCCTTTTAATGGAGAAGATAGAGGAATACCAAATGGTGGTGGAGGCGGCGGCGGTGCCAATGGTTATCGCGCAGGAGCCGGCGGTAGAGCAGGATTAGATAATCCACCACCCCCACCTCCACCACCACCGCCACCACCGCCACCGCCACCGGATCCCCCGGTGCCACCTCCACCTCCACAGAGAGTTAATAGGAGAATTAATCGTAGGCGTGGTAGATATAATCCACCGCCACCGAGTCCACCGCCACCGTCTAGAGTCGGCAGACGTTCAGGTCGGAGAGTGAATCGGAGAGCTAATAGATATGTTCCCCCGCCACCTCCACCACCGACTCCGCCACCGCCACGGAGAAGAGGTCGTCGTGACGGCAGGAGACGTAGAAGAAGACGTAGAAGGAGAAGAAGAGGTGGAGGATGCTTCACTGAAGAAACAATGATTCTCATGCGGAACCCGTGGGTTCTTAGTGGATCTGGAAAGGGAGCCTTCTATGAAAAACCAATTTCTGAAGTTGTTATTGGCGACTATGTATCAAACATAGATAAAACTGATTCAAATGAGGTTGTGTTTATTGAAAAACACGATAAATCAATGAACTGGAAGTTATATTCTCCAGATTCTGAGATTGAACCATTCGCTACAGTTAACCATATGGTTAAAAAAGATGGAGAATGGGTTGCAGTTGATAATGAGTTATATCCTTGGTTGGATGTATGCCAAAAACTTGAGGATACCCTAGTTGAAGAATTGAAAGGTGAGCATGTTTACAATTTATGGGTCACCGGAGACGGTACTTATAATGTAAATGGTTATGGAACACACTCCATTATGTTTGATGGTGGATTTATGAGAAATGCTTATGATCAAAAGATTATAACATATAAAGATATTCTCAACTTGATGAAAGAATTCACCGTGAAGAAAAAAGAAGTTCTCCATGGAGCATTCCTTGTAAATAAGATATTCGGAAAAGTTAATTTCCCAATCGCAAACAAACTATTTGCATATGTCTTATTAGCTGATGATGAAACACTTCGTAAAAAACTTGTATTGATTTTGATGAAAGTTCTTACTAAAATTGGAGGATTAATCTAATGAGTTGGCAATCATGGGAACCAGAATACATGAGTGATTTTGATAATTGTATTTTTTATAATGCGATTATGAAAAACAGTAATCCTTATGATGATAATGAAATTAGTGATTTAAAGAACTTACACGACTTACCCAACGCTATTCTGGATGAATATTATGGTAGAAGTAAAAAAATTATTTCTAAGATGGGTGAGTTGGGTGTCGATACAAACTCTACTTGGGATGAGATAGATAAGGTATATTTAACTGAAATTAGACAACAAGTTAGAGATGACAAAAGACAGTCTCTTGTGGAAAATATTAGAAATGTTCTTATCACATTGGAATCAAAGTACGGAGTAGTGTAAAATGGCATCAGCAACAAATGGAATTGGAGCAGAGAGCGCCTACAATGGTCAGGTAGCTACATTAATTAATCAAGGATTGAGTTCTGTTCCCAGAGTTGAAGTATCATACACATCAGAATCAGAAGGAACTGGTGGAACTATTGTTACCACTAAAACCACAATATCTGGTTCACAAACTCCAAACTTAGTCATATCTTCCGATAGAGTTGGAATTCAAACGGTTCGAGCTCTTGTCAATCATCCAGACAAGTGTTTTGATTTGGATCAAGTTGAGGGCGTAGACACTAGAGGAATTTCTGCTGGAAAAATTACTCGCAGCGGTCGTGAGTGGTTAGCTAGTAATACAGCAACCTTTGAAACAATTAGTTCGGTTAATTTATCAAGATCATTTATTAACCACGAAATTGTAGCAGAAGAAGATGATGACTTTAATTTTGTAAATCAAAATTTATTCTTAGGATCTCTTCCGTTACAATCTGCACTTTCAGAACAGGAATTTGCTGCAGATGTCGTTTATGCACCAGAAGAGGACTTAACCGTTGTTATTACAATGGCTGCATCTGCCGGACAAGATTTTAATGGTAACAGAGGTGGACAAGGCGGAACATGTAAGTTTGAGTATACTCTCAAGAGAAATACTGAATATGTTTTCAAATTAGGAACAACTATTGAACCAACATCATCTCTTGGTAGAGGTGGAGCAGCTGCATATTTCTATGAAAAGGGTAGACTTTTAGTTGTTTGTGGCGGTGGTGGTGGCGCAGGATGGAGATCTGGCCGCGGTGGTGCAGGTGGAGGTCCAAGCATCGCAGGTCAAGATGGATCTGGTGGTAATGGAGGTGCCGGTGGTCGGAATGTTCCCGATGGTCAACTTCCGTCTGAGGGGAGGTTGCCAAGAGGAATTCTAGGAGGTAAGATAGAATCTTGCACCACAGGATACTTCTATGCCATCAATGGATATAGTCCTTGTGAGGATGTTGAAGATATTCCGACTAAAAATAGCATTACAAAATGGTATGACTATGCAGGAAATGAAAATGAGCAAAGTGCTGAAATTACAAGAGGATATAAAGCAAGTGATCGAAGCACATATGGTTTCAGACACAACGGTGGAGATAGTCGCACAAACGTAAATGGAACTTTCTTCGGCGGTGGTGGAGCGGGAGCATATGGTGGAAATGCTACGAGCGGGTTTTTTGGTGGCGGAGGCGGTGGTAGTGGATATACCAGTGGTGATGTGCAAATCATAGAATCAAATCAAGGAGGAAATGGAACAAATAGAGCATGGGCCACGATAGCATTAAAAGGTGTATAATTAGTAAGGTAGAATTTTTTATCTAATTGGAGAAACATAAGATGAGTGTGAAATTTGAATTTGACAATTATGAAGAAAGTGGAAAAATTGAATTTGATACCTTCGATGAAGAAGATAATTTAGATGAAGGTAGTGATCTTACAGTGGATCTTGGCGAGGATATGGCTCAATTTGCCAAGAAAAGAATTCCAGGTAATTGCGAACTGACTGACGACGAAGATGAGAATGATGATGAAGCGGATGGTTTTCATGATTATTCTGAACCCTATATGAAGTTTTCATTATCAGAACCCAATTTAAACGTCTTGAGGGAGGTTATTGCTACTATTGACGAAGGAGAGTGGCAAGAAGACAGATATGATTGGCATGATGATCAAGGTAAAAGTTATGAAGACTATCGATATGTTGATATGTTTTCTTTACGTGAAGATGAAGATGGCGATGTCTTTGAGTTGGTAAGAAATCTATTTGAAAGAGCAAATGATGATAATTTTAACTATGATATCAATGAAGACATTTTAGACATACAACTGCTCAGATATAAAGAGGGTGGTCAATATAATTGGCATGCTGATTATGGAATATCCATGGAATCTAAGAGTGGAATGACTAGAAAACTAAGTATGTCTATTCAACTCTCAGATGAAGCATCTTATGAAGGTGGTGATCTTGAGTTTATTGATTATTCTGCAAGACACGTATATTTGGAAAAATATAGCGGTGCTGGAATCATATTTGACTCAAGATTACCTCACAGAGCAAACCCACTTAAGAGTGGTGAAAGACTGATTTTGATTGCATGGGCTCACGGGCCACAACTAAGATAAATCTTTGCTAAATAGTAAAAAATAAAGGGGGAGAGTGAACCCGAATGGCAATTAATAAGAATTTTGTCATCAAGAATGGTGTAGAAGTAAACACCAGTCTGATTGTCGGTGATGCTACGCTTAACAAGGTTGGTGTAGGTACGACGGTTCCGGGATATACCCTACATGTTGGTGGTAGTAGGGGTGGTATCGGCGCGACCGATCTCACAGTAACAGGTATTGCTACAGTAGGAACTTCTGGCAGCACGGCTGCAGCTCTTAGTGTTGTTGGAGTTTCTACTTTCCAAGGTGATATCATCCTACTAGGATCTGCTGGTGTATCTACCATCAGTTTTGATGCATCTTTAGATAAATTAAATTTTGCTGATAATGCACGGGCAACTTTTGGAACTGGAAATGATCTCCAGATTTATCATGATGGATCGAATAGCTACATTCAAGAAGCAGGTACAGGTAGTTTAATAATATATGGTACTGGTGAAACTCTTGCCGCATTTACAGATGACGGCTCAGTACAACTGTATAATAATGACAGTAAGAAGCTGGAAACCACTGGATTGGGGATTACTGTTTATGGTGATGCCATAGTTTCTGGTGTTGTTACTGCTGCAAGTTTAAATGTAACTGGTGTATCTACCTTTACATCTGTTGGTAGTGATTTAATACCAAATGCAGATGGTACTAGAAATATTGGTGCTGCTACCAGTGAGTGGGGTGACTTATTCATAGATGGAACTGCAAATATTGACGCATTAGTTGCTGATACGGCAATTGTTTCTGACTTAACAGAGAATAGAGTTGTCATTGCAGGTGCTTCTGGAGAACTTGAAGATGATGGTGACTTTACTTTTGATGGTGATCAGTTAAAAGTTGGTCTTGGAACTATACAAGTTAATGGTAATGCAGCCTTCGCGGGTATTGTTACTGTTGGTGGCAACCTTAGTGTTACTGGTGATCTTCTTATTCAAGAAGACGTAGTTCTTGATA